ATTTTGTAAATGATTTGGTAAAATCAATTGGATTAAAAAAGTTTTTAAAAGCAATCGCAAAATGGATTAGAGAAGGTATTAGAAAGATACAACAGTTAATCGGTTTTAGTGACGCATCAGGTTCTTTTTCTGAAATCATTAATATGTTGAAGAAAGCAGCTCAAGAAGTTAAAACTTTTATTAGACTGTATATTAAACCAATTATTGAATTTCAAAAATATGTAATAGCAGTATTAGTTAAAATCAGAGCAATCATTCAATGGATTTTAAGTTTGCCTGGAAAAATACTTGCATTATTAAAAGACTGTTTGACAAAGTTGTTAAAAAGTGTAGTAAGTGCTTTTGTTGATGCATGGGCAGAAGCAAAAGCAGAAGTTCCATTTGCTGATGCTGGAAAAGACTTTACAGAGTTGACAGGTGCAATAAAAGAAGCAGCTGGTGCTGCTGGTGAATTGTTGAAAGCAACAACTACTGTTGCTGCATTAACAGTCGGTATTGCAGCTTCTGCTACAGTAGGTTTATTGGCACCAGTTAGTGAATCGGATATTGCGGGTGCAAATAAAACAATTACTGCATATTCTGGTTCAGTTCCATCTGCACTAGAAGTTCCCGCTGATCCAGACTTTTTGAAAAAATCTACCCCTTAGGAAATATTATGGCAACAAATAGTGATTACGATAAAGCATATGCAACGATAAGTGCAGCCTTAGCATCAAATCCGTCAACAAACTTATTTACTGAACCGCCTTCGCCTGCTGATCCAGACCATCCGCCATTATATCCACATAATCAAACATGGGATGGTGAATCCGGACACTCTATTCAATTAGATGATACTCCTAGTAGAGAAAGAGTTCGCATACAACATGGTAAATCTAAAAACTTTATTGAGATGCATCCAAATGGAGACCAAGTTGTAAAAGTCTTTGGTGAAAATTTTGATATCACAATAGGTAAAAAGAATGTTTATGTTACCGGTGCTTGCAATATTGTAGTTAAAGGTGACTGTAATATGCAAGTCGATGGTAATTATAATCAAGAAGTTAATGGTGATTACAATCTTGCAGTTAAAGGCAAGATGAATATTCGTGGTGTACAAGACATTTCAATCTCCGGTGATTCTGATGTTGAAATTGGTGCAAATGAAAATTTTGGTGGTGCATTAATATTATCATCAGCACAAAGTTTAGATTTAGTTTCTGATTTATACATTAGTGGTTCTATCACATGCGACAGTCTTACGGCAGAATCTAGAGTTAATGCTGGAATGGGTGTTTATGCTGGACCATATGGATTCACATCATCACTTGGTGGATTGAGCTTGGGTATTCCAACTCCAGCAACACCAGTTGCAACTCCTGGATGTATTAATATTGTTGGTTCTTTGACTGCATTGGGCTCAGTCAATGCGCCGGTTGGTAACTTCTTAAAGACTAATGTTGGATTAGCAACAAACGGTATATCAACTTCAATTTTGGGTGCAGATTTAATTAATGATATCTTATATGACTTCCATATTCATCCAACACCAAAAGGTCCAACTGGACTCACAACTGCACCAATGATGAGCGCTTAATTATGGCAACATTATTTTCAAAATTAGGGTATAACTATAGTGATCCACACGGAGATATAAAAAGTTTTTCAAATGATACTATAGCACATTTAGAATCTCTCCCACCAATTATTGAAACTTGGCAATCACAAGATATTGCTGATAATAATGTTGGGTCTTATAATCAGAATCCACTAGGTTCTATTTCTACAAGTATTGCTGTTTCTGCAAACGCAATACAGAATGTGGCAAATACTATTCAAGTATATACTAATGCTGGTGTATCAAATGTGATGTCAAATATTGCCAATTCAGCAAATAATTTAATAACAACTGCTGGCAACTTTAAAGACCATACAGATAGAGTATCAGGCGTAACATCATATGCTGATTATATCACAGATGCTGGTTCTAGTATCGCTTCTACCAAACCATTTAAAGATACAATTAAAGGTTACAGTAAACTTTTAATGTATGTTATTTACCAAACAGATGGTATTAGTAATACTGCAATTATGAATGGGGCTTTAACTAGTTTATTTACTGGTCCAGAAATGAATGTCTATTATACAAATATCACAACTTATCTGAATACTATAAATTCTAGTCTTTCATATACGCCAAATTTGACAACAAGTTTGACAACTACTCAAGCAAATACAATATATGCTGGTCTAAACGATATGATTACTTTTATGAATACTAGAAGAACGCATGATGAGACATTTTTTACTAATATGAAAACAATGGTGTCCGACTATCAAAAAACAAGACAGTTTTCAAATATGGGTGAATCAGAAACAGATTTAGTTAACAATTATACTGGTTCAAGTAAGGTTCTCACCAGGTTGAACTCATAAATAGAAGATGGCAACCGTAACCACAAACATAGTCGCAGCTTATAGTGATTTAGACTTGAATTTCACTATACATCCTGTCAAAAAAGATATCAACCGCTACACAAATGAGACAGCGGTTGTGAATTCTATTAAGAATCTTATTCTGACAAATCATTATGAAAGACCATTTCAACCAGATATTGGTAGTAATGTTCGCCGTCTTTTGTTTGAAAACATGGACACTATTACGGCAACAACATTAGAAAAAGAAATTGAACAAACTATTAAAAATTATGAACCAAGAGCAAACATATCTAGATTGAATGTTTCTCCAGATTACGATAATAATGGATTTAAAGTTTACATGGAATTTTTTGTTGCCAACAGAACAAATCCAATAACAATTAATTTTTTCCTAGAACGGATTAGATAAAGATGGCCAACGCTCGTTTACAAATTTCAGAACTTGATTTTGACCAAATCAAGCAAAATTTAAAAAGTTATCTACAACAACAATCAACATTTCAAGACTATGACTTTGAAGGTTCTGGTCTTTCTGTTCTGTTGGATATTCTTGCTTATAATACCCACTATAATTCATACTACTTGAATATGGTTGCCAATGAGTCATTTTTAGATACTGCCATTTTAAGAGACTCTGTTGTTTCTCACGCAAAGACTTTGGGTTATACACCACATTCAATTACAGCACCAGAAGCGATAATTAATTTAACTATAGATAGTTCTAATACAACACCTGATGTTATTGTTGTACCAAGAGGAACATCATTTAGTTCTTCTCTGATTGATACAACTTCATACAATTTTGTTTTGTTGGATGATGCAACTGCAACAAAATCAGGAACATCATTTTACTTTGATAATTTAAGAATTTATGAAGGAAATTTACCAACATATTCATTTACATATAATCAAAGTTCAAATCCAAAAAGAACATTTACTTTACCAGATTCTGGTATCGACACATCGACAATTAAAGTTTCGGTTGTGCCAAACTCAGGAAACACATTAACGCAAGTGTATAATGCTGTGACAGATATTCTTGAAGTTACATCTGAATCAGCTGTATATTTCCTACAAGAAGGAAAAAATGGAAAATTTCAATTATCATTTGGTGATGGTGTTTTAGGTAAAGCGTTGAATGATGGCTCTATAGTTTCAGTATCATATCTAATAACAAAAGGTGATGCGGCTAATAAAGCTTCTTCTTTTTCTCCAAATGCTTCAATTAATGGACTAACAAATATTACAGTAACAACTGTTTCTGTTGCTGCTGGTGGTTCAATGAGAGAAACAATTGATTCTATTAAATTTGGTGCTGCGGCACAATTCTCAACACAAAATAGACTTGTTACATTTAAAGACTATGAGACATTTTTAAAAAGAAGTTATCCAAATATTGATTCGTTATCTGTATGGGGTGGTGAAGATGAGACACCGCCAGTATATGGTAAAGTTTTCGTTTCATTAAAACCAAAAGAAAACTACTATATTACAGAAACAGAGAAACAAAGAATTATTGATGAGATTATTAAACCAAAATCAATTGTTGCCGTATCTACTGAAATTATTGATCCGAAATATTTGTACATCATAGTTGAAAACTATGTTCAGTATGATAAAACAAAAACAACTTCAACACCTGTAGCAATTAAAAATGCTATTAAGAATTCAATTATAAATTATAAAAATACCTATTTGAATAAATTTGGTTCTACTTTTGTTTTGTCAAAAATGCAAGACTATATTGATTCGGTAGATTTGAATACAATTACTGGTTCTGAAACTGTATTAAGATTGCAAAAAAGATTTGAACCAACATTAAATTCTGAAGCTACATATCAGATTGAATTCAATGCACCACTACATCGTGGTACAACAACAAATAAAATGGTATCATCAAACTTTAGTGTTTATGATGAGGTTGGAACTTTAAGAAATGTTATCATTGAAGAGATTCCAGAATCATACACAGGCATTTCTGACATACAAGTAATTAATGCTGGTTCTGGTTACACAACAGCACCTACTGTTACTATTACAGGTGATGGTGTTGGTGCAACTGCTTCTGCTGTGATTGTCAATGGAAGAATTCAATCGATTAATATCACCAACAGAGGTATTAACTATAGTCGTGCTATTATTACTATTTCTGGTGGAAATGGTTATGGTGGTATCGCAACTGCTGTGTTGGATGGAAGATATGGTACACTAAGAACTGTTTACTTTGATGATAATGCAGAGAGACAAATTGTAAATTCAAATGTCGGTTCAATCAATTATGATACTGGTTTGGTAACACTAACTAATCTAAACATCATTTCTTTATCAACATTTGACAATTTGGTGAGACTGACCATCGAATCTGAAAAAGGTATTGTTAAATCATTTAGAAATACAATTATCACATTAGATGATACGGACACAACATCAATAACAACTGAACTAGTCGAAATCTAATGACTGACAATAAAGTTTCTTTATTAATAAACAAACAGGTTCCTGAATTTGTTCGGGAAGAATATCCTGTTTTTATTTCTTTCTTGGAAGCATATTACGAATTCTTAGAAAACGCACAAGGTACACAAAAAAATGATTTGATTACCAAATCAAAAGAACTTAAAGATGTATCTGATGTTGATGTTTCTATAGATGAATTCGAAGAACAATTTTTAAACACATATGCTTCTTATCTACCAAAAGATGCTCAAGTAGATAAAGCACTATTAATTAAAAATGTTTTACCACTTTACTTAGCAAAAGGTAATGAAAAGTCTTTTAAACTTCTATTCAGAATGTTATTCAACGATGAAGTTGATATCATTTTACCAAGAAATAATGTTTTAAAAGCATCTGATGGTAAATGGACAGTAGATAACATTTTAAGAATTGAAACTGATGTTCGTAGTGTATACACGGCAACAGGCAATACTACATTTTTATTGGCACAACAAGTTAATACTGATGAAGTGTTAGTGTATGTTAATGGTGTTCTTAAAACATATGCAACTGACTATTATATCAGAAAAGAATCTAAAAAATTAATATTCAATTCTGCACCAACAACTAATTCTGAAATAAAAATTGTTTACACCAATTTTGATGTTGCAATACTAAAAGACAGAAAAGTTACTGGCAAAACATCTGGTGCGACTGCACTAATTGAGAGAGCGGTAAAAAGAATTATTACCGATAGATTGAATCTTGGTTTTCCTTTTGAATTATTCATCAATGATAAAACATTAGTTGGAACATTCTCTGGTGGTGAAGAAGTTGAAACAAACATCATTGATGATAATGGTGGTTTAATTACACTCAGAGCAGACACATTCTCAATCGTTAATAAGATTAACATAATTGATGGTGGTGCAAATTATAATGTTGGTGATATTGTTATCGTTACTGGCGGTGGCGCAACAGAAGATGCAACTGCTACTGTGGATGATATTGTTGAAGGATACATTGATGGTATCATTGTAAACTATGGCGGTGCAGGATTCGAACTCAATGGTGATATTGCAGTTTCTGGAATCAGTCCATTCTCATTAGACCTTGCTATTGATGGTACAGATACAAGTGGTGTTGCCAATTCAACTTTAGAT